GTTTTTACATAAGCTTTACATCAACCACAATATTGTCTTTATCAAACCAGATATATTCTGGGCAATACTGATACAACACTTCATATTGAGATCTAGGTATCTTATCAATATCATAGCTATAGATTATTTCGTCAGTAGGCTCGACTACTTCACAGAATAAAATATCCTCTAAAGTATCATGTAAGTATCTAGCTAATTCAGATCTATAGATATTGGTATTGAATCCAGATTTAAGCTGTAAGAAAGTGTATATAACGTTTTTAGCTTCAGTTATCAAATCATTTATATCAGTTGTAATATCTTCTGAAACATATAATTTAACATAGATCTTAACAGGAAGATCAATACTAAAATCATCTGGATAGCTTTTAACTGGATTTGGCATGTAGTTATTAAGTCTCATATTAACTGATTGACCACAAGTTCTTACAAACTTAATGTTTATTCTATCAGTAAGCATTCCATAAGTATTAAAGTTTTCACTTAAGTATAAGAATCTAGATAAAATTTCTTGATCAAGATACTCTATGTGACTATCATACCAATCTTTAAGTATTACTGGAACATTACATGCATAGTATAATCCATCACTAAACTTATGGACATCTGATCTAATAATTCTAGAGATATCTTGTTTAAAGATACACGATTGCTTATAAGTAGTTATATTAGCTCCGTTATATTTTAAACTAATCTTAAATGTAACTTGTCCAGTTGGGATAGTATTAGCTTTTATTTTTGGCGAAGTAAATACACACATAGATGATTTAGCCTTTCCATCATCATCCGTTACTTCAATCATATCACCAGTATATTCCATATAGTATTCTCGTTCATTAGTTAAATCATAGCTATTAGTTGTCATAGTTAAATTAACTGAAATGCTAGAAGATGCGTTTTGTGGCAATTTAGTAATATTGCATATAAACACATAACTATCACCGTTATCTGGCGATGAGATATCTATTGATGATAACCCTAAATGAACTAATTCTATCTGTGGCTCTGTACTTTCTTTAGTAGTGGTATCTGATATGGTATCCAAAACTCTTTTCCCATCCGTCATTACAGTTATATTTGCATTATATGTTGTAATTGGTTCTGAAAAATTTCCGTTAGCATCTTTCATAAATAAATTGAATTTAACCTCAAACTCTCCAACTGGTAAGTCAGATAAGAAAATGTATTTAGAATTATACACATATCTTCCATCACTAATACTACTTAAAACTAATTTGTACTCCTTATCTTCTATTTCACACTGAATATAAAAAGTACTAGTATCTATCTTATTATCAAAATAATCATATTCATTTAGTATAACTATTGGAACTTTAAAATACCCTGATTTTCTATCATCAGTTAATGTAAATGTAGCTTCTGGAATAGTCGCATATATTTCTGGTACATTTGGAGTAAGTGGAACATCTATTACATTATCAACCACTTCACCATTTTCAAATAAGTTAAATTTACCTGTATATGTGGCATAATAAACTGGCTCATCAGTATTTGGATAGGTATAATATAATACAACTTTCCAATCAAACTCTCCTACCGGTAAATGATTATATGGCAATAAATCACTAGACATGTTCATGACCGTATTATTGTTATATTGCTGAGTAAACTTTAAATCTAAAACTTCTGGATTATTAGCAATAAACAATTTTGCAGATATGCACTCTGGGTTCATATTATCTAACTTGACTATTTCAGCAGTATATCCAATCTCTTCTCTATTTGGATATATCCTAGCTTGCATCATTCTTACAGCCATTTCAACATCGTCTGGCGTTGTATCTGTAAAAAGAATAGGTGCAACATTTGTGCTTGCCAAGTTATAAATATACTGAGTAGTTGGAACATCATATGAATCATCATAAACTATATCAAATGGACAACAGTATGTATTCCCATCAAATCCTATAATACTAGATCCTTTAGGTATATAACTATTAGAACTGTCTAATCTAACTGGAATAGACGCTGTTGGGACTAATTTAAAGTCATCATCATATAATGCATTATAAATAGTAATATCATTACCAACTACATCTCTTCTGTTAAGCATAGGAAGAGCAATTATATTAGTTAATCCAGTTACTCCAGCATAGCCTTGATAGTCTTCTTTAGTAACAAGTCTTTTAGCAGAACTAATAGATTCAATTGTATGCTTCTTAATTTCTTCAAGAGTTTCTGCATCTCTACCATTCTGTATAGCTAATCTATTTGTACTTAATACTTCTAATTCTCCCTCTGTAGCATTAAGAGTATTAATTAATCTTTCATCAAATCTAGCTACACCAGAAGATATATTTCCCTTAGATCCAAGAGTAGTATAAATAGTTACTCTACCTTCAGCACCATTTTTAGGCTGATAACCATAAATACCGTTTCCGAATTTTAATGTAACCTTATATTCATTATCCTCAATACTCATTAATTCCATTTCATATTCTCTGCTATCAAATCCTGACTGATATATTGATGCCACTTCTTTATATTTTTCTTCCTCTACCTCAACTAATACTTTATATACTTCTCCTTCAAAGCCAGTAAAACTAGTTTTATAAAACTGATATAAGGTAGGATTCTCAAATGAAAAATCATAAGTATAAATATTGATCTGCCAAATCTGTATTCCAAACACAACCGTAACTTGCCCATCATACATTTCTATATTATATGGTATAGCTTCAACTATACCTGTATCTGGATTATATGAAGTTACATGTAATCCATTACTATTCTGTTTAATATAATATGTATTATATACTTTATATGGTATATCTCCAGCAGCTATATTAGTTCCGGCTGAAATTTTAATTGAAGTTTGTTCATTTAAATCAATAGGCACTGCTATAGTTAAAGTACCTGATGCTGGCGTAGCACTTTTAATTTTATAGTCTAATTGTGTGGCTATGTTAGTTACTGAAGACCTTAATAATGCTCTATTTAAAAAAGCTTCATTATATGCAAAAGCATTCTGATATAACACATCTGAAGTTAAATAAGTTAAAGCTTGAATAAGATACCCCATAAATCCAGATTCATAAGTATCAATTTCATCAAGATTAAAATAATCTTGCGCAAGTTCAACAAGCTGTTCTTTTACATCAAAAGGATCAAACGAAGGTATTACTTTTGTTGTTGGTGATGCATTAGGCATATTCTAGTCTCACCACCTCTTTCTTTAAAAATAAAATAGTGTATAGCCCAATGAATGAGCTATACACTATAATTAGTGTTACTTAATAATTAGTTACTAGAAGTTTCAACAGCATAAATGCTATCAGAGGTACTAATAGCCTGATTTCTAGTAGCAGCAACTAATGAGGCCGCATATGACTCCGCAGCAGTACCAGTAAGCATCTGGTCAAACTGGAAAGAAATCTGAATTTCTTTCTTTTCCTGCTGAGCTCTGTTAGACTCAAATAAGTCTGTAGGAATCTTGGTTGGGAACACACCGGTGAAAACTGCAGCAAACTGAACAGTTAATCCATCGGGAAGAGTAGTAGCATAAACTGCCTTACCCTTATAAGCACCCTGAGAATATGTGTTCTGAGCTGATGGATCAGAGATACCGTAAAGAATATTTCTGAAAATAGTAACCCATCTACCCATAATCTGGGTAATAGGAAGACCAGCATACTCAACAAATGTGCAGTCAACAGTGTTTCTTTCAAGATTAGTAATACCAGGAACATACCATTTCATATCATTGAGACCATTATACTCAATGGGCTGAACAGTAATTCCAGGGATTGTAACTGCCTGACATACTGTAGTTAAAAACTGACCAACTTCATTGCCGATAGTATCTGGTGGGAAGAAATACATAAAATGATATCCCGAAGTATAGGGATCCATAAAGAACTTTTCTCCACCAAACATACCTCTCATACTATCTGGGTAATTATACTTGCTAAAACCTAAACCATTAACAAAAGGATTAATAGCCATTTATATTCTCACCATCCTTCCCAATTAGTTAACATTAAGTGAAACGTTGATAATTTCAATAACGCCAGTAATCTTAAGATCAATATCAACCTTGCATTGATTATTTCTCTTCTGATACTCTGTAGCGCCAACGTTAACACTAAAGCTCTCTAATGCTCTTTCTGAAGCAAGATCAGATAAGAAAGCATTAACAGTGTCTTTAATCTTAGCATAAGTATATTCATCATTAAACTCGTACACATACTGCTTAAGATTTCTTTCAAGAACTCTATGAATATACTGTAAGCAAAGAACAACGTGGATATTCTTAAGAGCAGATGGGGTTTGCTGAGTAGTCCAATTGCCCCAGATACAATCTCCGCCCTGGTTAAATCTCATAATAGGATTAAGCTCATCTTCCTTGAACATATCCTTATAACCACCAGCAAGCTTGTATCTATAGTCCTTAATACCGGCACATGCTCCTCTAGTAAGGCCTGCAGCAGCCCACCAGATATTCTTATCTCTAGCAGTTCTAGTAAAGCATGACGCAACATGGATCATAGGAGTAGCCCAGAAATAAGTACCGGTAAATGAATCATATAACTTTGTATATGGCTCATATAACGCAACTCTATAATCATTATAATTATGATCTGTAAGTCTCTTATCAATAGCGTGTTTTGCTGATCTATTACCATTTTCAGCAGCAACACCGTTATCTAAGAAACCAAAGCAGCTTTGTCTTGAATCGCAAAGATCGACTATAGCATCCTTAACTGGAGTAGGCCAACCGGCATCAAAGACAACTGTGAAGTCCATATTTTCAGTATCAGTAATCTCATCGTTATACTCGCCAGTCTCGGGATTGACATTTAATCCACAGTAAGCATTTGATAAAGCCATAACCATATTTTCTTTCTTCTTACCAGTGTCGTCAACGTCAACTTCAGCATTCCAATCAAGATTACCGTTCTTGTCATACATAGTGCCATCTTTACCACCAGAGAGATATTCAATCTCGGCCATAGCTAAATCATCATAATTAACTTCTAAAGTCTCATAGTCGTACTTTGTAGAACTATCCCCAGGAGTACGAGCAATAACCTCTTCAGAATTTTCTTCATAATGACCGAAGTACTCACTATTTTCACTAACTTCGCACTTGATATAATCTGAGTACATATCAAGAACATCCTTAATAAATAAGGACGAACCAGAAATATCCTTTGCGTCAATATCAAATGAAACAGTGAAAGACTCAACTAAATTAGCGTAAGCGGAGTCATCTCCAAGCTCGTAGATATCTAAAATAAATGCATTATCGTAAGACTTTCTAGCCTTAGTGAGCTTAAGGCCAAGTCTATTATAATACTCGCCTCTACCATATGGATAGAAGATAATATCAGCAGCATTATTCTCACCATTAAGAAGAGAATCCATTGAAGGAACTGTATGAATATCTTCAAGTTCAACATTAACAAATGAGAAACTTCTTTCAGTTAAAGTCTTGGTGTCAAATGGAAGATCTTCTACTTCCTCAACAGGAGCTTCTTGAGTAGAAAATTCTTCAGGAACTTCAACTGTAGCACCAGAAAGCCCAAGTATTCTACAATTTCTAATTTCAATATCAGAAACCCCGGAATAATCTGCAGAGAAAGCATACTGACTTAATGTAAGACCATCAAGTCTAAGTGTAGTACTTCCAAGTATAGGTGAATTGAAAACAGTTTCTCCACCGTCTCTTTCATCTTCACCAGCAGCGTTACCGGCTTCAGCACCCATAAGAGTAATATCATTTTCATATTCGGCAGGTCTATTAATTTCAGATGCTGGGAAAATAACATTTTTACCAGTTGGAACCTTGGCTAAAAGATCGGTTAAAGGCTTCTTGTTAAGATCTTCAACAGTAAGAACTACATCATCAGTAGTTTTTCTTGAAATCATAGTAAGAACTTCAACATCATTATCCTTCTCATCTTTTTTAATGGTTCTCTTATATGTGGTAATTACATCAGGATTCTGTGTAAGCTTAAGAGCTAATGTAGCATAAGTAGCATTCTTTGGAAGAACTCTCATAACCCAAAGATTACCTAAAGTATCTAAATACTCTTTAGCAACATACCAACCCTGACCATAACGGCGAATTAATGGCTCACCATACTTAGAAATTAAGTCAGAAACACTAGTAACCATCACTGGTTTATTATCTGGGCCCTTTTCAGAGAGCAAGCACATAAATCCTATGGCTCCTGGAATAGCTTCGACATAGTTTGAGTTATCCTGAATACTTACATAAACTCCAGGAAATATATTATTTGCAGGTATTGTAATCACACCCTTTATAATGAATTATACATTGTATTTAAAAACTAACTTTTTATTGTAACTTTTTGAAAAACTGTAACCTCTTTTACCATTACATATATCTAATATATAGCTTCTTTTAATACCAGTATCTTTAATAGCATCTCTTATATCCTCATATATCTTGTTTAAAGTTGTACAGTATACAGAAGGATACTTTTTAAATAAAGGAAGTTTAATATATTTTTTAGAAGAATCATAATATGAAAAAGAATACCTATATCCATCTTTGCCTAATAAACCAACTCTCTTGTTGGAATCTTTCAAGCTTCTACATATAGAATCGGCCATAATACCTAGAACCCTTCCAGCCTCAGATATTGAAGGATATCTCTTTAATGTATTCAAACATATAATTTCTCTATATGAGTTGTTTTTATATTTATAAGCACTTTTTTCATAAACTTTATCTTTATCGTAATACTCCCAAGATAAAGATTCGCCTGTAATTGGGTCTTTTCCAGCATATCTACTATTACCCTTACACGCTCTCGATATATTTCCGGTACTAATGTTGTATAATTTTGCAGCTTCTCCAACACCATCAAACACTTGTAAAGTATTTAAACATATAACCTTCCTCTTAATTGAAGAAGCAAATAGAATTTGCTTTTCAGTTCTATTAGGTGGAGAATAGACATACCTTTCATAGTTTTTCCCTTCTTCATAATGAGCGAATTTTAATGGTATACCATTCTTATCTTTCCCACAATGTTGTCTAGTTCCATTACATACACAACCTATTTTACCTCTAGGAAGACCTAATTTTTCTGTTGCTTCTTTCTCAGATTTAAATACCTCTAAAGTATTAAGACATATTACTGGCTTAGATCTATCTGTTATTGGCATAGATTTGCCACCAGGTAATATATTATATCCATAGTCTCTATTAGTAGTATTTAGCTCTTTAATTAAAGATGTCTCTATTTTACAAGCTTCATCTTCAGTAAGATTGTACATAACTACTTCGTGCTTAATATTATCCCAACCGTACTTTTTAATAGCCCTATATATTATTGTTTGACCCCTATACCCACACCCATTTTTACCCCATCTTTCAGTAACGTCTAAACTGGTTATACCAACATACTTTTTATTATTAGGGAAAGTGTGTATATAAACTACCCATTTAGTTCCTTCAGTTACAGTTTTATCTAACAATAAAATCTCTCACTTTCTAAACACATAACAAAAAATCTCCCTAGTCTTTATTTAAAAACTGGGAGCTACTATTAACTAATCAATGTTACATAAATCTATTATTAACTTAATGTAGCTAATCCTCTAGCTGCCAATGTCTGTAAATCTTCTGCAGTCTTGAGTTTTTTAAGCTCATATGCACCAACTGCTAAAGTTTGAGCTAATGGCTCTGCTAAAGAATACAACTCTCTGAAAGGTGGAGCAGGATATCTATGTTTTAAACCAGTCTCAAGTTCTTTAACATTTTCCGCCATATAAGGCTTTACATAATAATACGCATTTTGTAAAGATCTTAAATTCAATACTTCAAACTTTTGGATATCCATAAAGTCTTGATCTTGTTTAAGTATAATAGTATCGTTATTTTTAAAGCAAATTTTAAACTCTTTTATAAAGCTACTAAACCACTCTTTATAAGTATTAATATCCACATTAGAATAGTTCCAAGTGTTTAACTGATCTACTACCTGTTGGTTTAATTGTGTAAACATAAAGTCTAATCGTTTTTCTTGATCTTCATTAAATGAAACACCTTTATAAGTTAAGTTTTCATAATACTGAAATACAATCTGTAAAAATGGTCTGTAAAGTAATTCAGAGACTTGTCTAGATAAAGCAGTATTCATTTTAAGAGAGAATGCATTACCCTTTGATGTTGGAGAAGAATAAGACACCATTAACGAATGAAAGAAGTTCTTATACCAAGTTAACGTTAACTGATCTTTAATCAGAACTCCTCTATTCTTAATATTATAAGCATGAATCCCGTAATAAAATAATCCAGACATTATATCAGCAAATTCATTCTTATAAATACTTTTGAACCTATCTTTTTCATCTTTTAAGATATTCATCTTTCTAAACAACGGTATAAATAGTTCTATCTTACTATAATTGATATACACTTTATTGTTTTCTATATCAAAAATAACAGGCATATTCCTTCTCCAGAAAGGAAAGTGTCTAACCAATATACCATTGCCTAATTGAGCACTAATAGATTCTGCTAATACTGGAAGTATCATATCATTCTCAGCAAACTCAGTTATATACTCTTCTAAGTTCTTATAATTATCAAACCAAATATTAAACATAGTTTTCTGCTTCTCACCTCCTCTCTTATACACATTAAGTTTCAAAAGAATTTTTTAGTACCATACAATAAAAAAGACCACAATTCATCTCTTACCCCACCCAAGGTAATGAATGAAAAGTAGCCTTTATATGGTCTACTATTTGTTCAGAATAATTTGGTTCATTAGTCTGATCAAAGTATTCTTTACACTATCAAAATATTTATCTCTGTTAATATACTCACTATATTTCTGTATCTTCTTGATATCCTCATAAGTTTCAGTTTTAGCATTAACTGTCATGTTCTTTAACATGATCTTAATAGAGTTACCATCATCACTTTTATGAAACCAATCAGAAATATGAATGCTCTTATCAGTGAAATAATTATAGATAACTCTATCATCTTTCTCTTTAACTATATCTCTAAACAACTTATATACTATATTTGGAGTATTCTTAGTGATACCTTTAATTTGCACCTTGTCTTTTCTTTGCATTATCTGTAGTTTATCTACAAAGTAAATATTATCATATAGTTTAGTATTATACTCACCATATACATCATAATAAGCACAATCTTCCCTATTGGTTTGGACATAACAACCATCAACTTCAGACTTGATTATATCACCATAATGAGATGCTAAATACAACACATCTTCATAGACATTGTATCTTAACTCTTTCAACTTATTGTTGTCTATAATGTTGGTCAAGAAGTAGTTATACAAATACTTCTTACTAGATTCAAACATATACATTCTAGACACTTTGTTACAATAATAATTATAAAGAGATAGCTCATCAGCATTCATCAATTGTACTACGTAGTTGGTAAAAGCTCTCTTAAAGTCTATCTTCATTATATGTTTGTAACAACCTTGTTCTGGATTAACTAGTTTAATATTAAGAGCATTGGACGAACTAATTTTAGGGATGTTTACTTCTTTCCAAAACTCATTATATACTGAACTAAAATCCACTAGCATTTGGTTTGTATCTTGATATGTTTGATTATAGTAATAATCTAAATCTGATTGGATATTCCCAGTAGAAGAGAGCAGTTTAAAGTTGCATATTGATTTCAAAAACTGAAACAAGTTTAAACCCATTCTGATCTCTTCCCTTCATCCAAATTTAGATGAGGTTATTATAGCACAGCTCTAGATCAAAATCAAGATGTGTATTTATGCTGGTGAACGAAGCTTTTAAATTTGTACTTCATTTTACATATACTCACTTAGTTTTGGCATAGATTTAACTACATTAGACACTTTATCTTTAAGAACACTAGTATTTGCTATCTTGTTTATTCTAGATATAGTATTATTATATTGGTCTTTAAGTTCTTCTGTTGAATTATTACTCTTAAAAATGCTAGTAAACCATTTATATAATTTACTAGCACCCCATGCTATAGTTTTCATTATAAACGATATAATAGCACTAATACCTTTAAAAACACTTTTAAAAAATTTTATAATAGGACTCATCATTATATTATAAATACTTCCAACTTGATGAGTTTCATCCGCTTCGCAAATTATAAAACTTGATACACTATAAAATGACTCATAAGTTTTATTAGACTTTCTTTTCTTATACCAATTATATAGCCACTTTACTATCTTATAAACGATATAAGCTACTATAATAGCTACAATAGTATAAATTGCAACCTTTCCCCAATCAGTAGAATCCGAAGGAGAACTAGATTGACTACTAGATGAATTATTAGATACGATATTATTAGACGAAGAGTCACGATTAAGATTCTTTTCTTTAATTTCGCTAGCTTTTGCAGAAGACTTATCTCCTAAATCTTTCTGTTGCTTTTCTCTAACAATTTCATTAGAACGCTGCTTAGCAAGTAATTTTTCATGCTCAGCTGCTTTTTTAGCTTCTTCAGCATTAATCTGATCCTGCCACTTTTTCATAGACAAATCGCTGTTAGCTTTATCAATACTATTTTGTATTTTAATACCTTGTTGTGCATCTTCACTATCTACTAAAGAAATAGAATCTCTTTCAGCATTATTAATATCATTCAATTTAGATATCCTATTTATATAAAACTTTTGATCCTTTGGATTAGCTGCTATATCTCTATAGTATTGACTCATTCTCATAGCATTGTTAGCTTTTATATCATTAAAATTACTTGGGGTATATGTATTATCAAAATTTGGTATTGCATTAAGTGACAACGGATTCGAAGACTTTCCTATTATTTGTTCCGGGTCTCTAGAAATGTTCCTAGCTAAGTTTTGATTTCCTAAACTTAAAGCACTTTTAAGTTTGTTTATTCTGTCTAACACAGAGTTACTCATCTGACCATTTGGAAGTTTAACATTACCAAGCCCGGCAAATTTTTTTATACTATATTCATACTTATCAAGTATATCCATTGCTTTTCTAGAATATCCAAGGCTATTATATAAATCGGCTTTCTTTAATAATGGCTTTGCATATGCTTGAAGATCTGAATTATATGTATCATTAACGGCTTTTCTAAGTTTTTCAAAATATGGCAAATTATCTTCTTTCAATTTAAGTTTATATTTCATTTTTACTAAGACCTCTATTCCATAACAAACATATTAACTCTAGCATCATTAAATGCTCTGTAGATATCAATACCCTTAGCATTTCTAGAATCTTTAGTTTGATTTCTAATGTTATTTACATAATCTTCAAGCATTTTTAACCCTTTAATTTTCATAGCAATTCTACTTTCTTTACTTAACCCTAAATAACTTTCATTCAATAAACTGTTAACCTTTCTAATTTTACTATAACACTCATTTAAATCATTCTTAAACTTTCTAATACATTCACTTTCACACATTCCACAGCATCTATTATCAATACTTTCAAATATCTTCCAAATAAGAAACAGTATAATCCCTTTAACAATATTGTTAACAAGTGATTTACAATGATGATGTCCTCTATGATGGCACATATGATGCATTACTTCTGGTTCCATCATTCCCATTGCATTATGTAACCCTCCAAGCATCATAGGTTTACCAATAGCTATTAACTTATGACCAAATGGATGATGATTCATTTCTTTTTCAAAATGTTTCATCATATGTAGACCTTTACTCATTTCATCACCAACTTCTTGCGGTGTCATATCTGGGTCTACTTTAATTTTTAGTTTCTTTATAGTAGGTATTTTACATCACCTCTTTCCTTTTATTAAGTTATCTATACTTTTATAAATATATTATATCAGTGTTCTCCATCTTTCTAATACTCAATCAGGAGGTATTCTCTATAATTTGTTCAAAAAGAAAACAGGTTGTACTTCAAATAATGTTGTATAATATTTGTCTTAATAATGATCATTGTTATAACTGTGTATTTGAATGTAATGTTTATAATATGGTTATTCCAATTACTAATAGAAGAAGGTGCTTATTTGGTATTACTCCAGACGAATTCAACGCATGCTTAAGTAAACAAGATAATGACAAGATTAGAACTAAACTCAATAACTTAATGAATAACTACTTCTTCAAGAAAAGTTGTAACTTACCAGCCTGTAATTTATGCTTTTATTATAGGCGTCCTATTGGAAGCAATGGACCATCTTGTGGAGATATAACTGGAAGTGTAAAAGAATTGCGCAACATATTTAGATTTGTAATTTATGAAAATAAACCATTTGATTGAGAGGATTGTACATCGTGCTTAGAGACTTCTTTAAAAAACATATGACTTCAACTAATA